TTTCGTGCAGCTTTCATAGCATCACCTGCCATTCTAGATGCAACTTTAAAACCTACACCACCAGGTATACCAATGTTTACTAATGCTTCTGTAATTCTACCAGCAGCTGTTGCTTCTGCTTTCTCATCAAACTCTGTAAGATCATCAAAGAATTGTTCTACCTTTGCGGCTCTACCACTATCAACACCAAGATCCATGAGCGTTGCGCCCAAAGAAAAAAAACCTTTTGGTATTGCAATAAGACCTGATGCAACACCAGACAATATAGACTCTAATGTGCCAACTTTATTATTATTTGATTTACCGTAAAGTACGTCTTCGAGTGAAGCCATTTATCCTCCTATACTATGAAGGCTACTTCGTTACCTTTTTTCTGAACAAGTCTTGCACCAACAACGTATTTTCCATCAGGAAGTTGTACTCCTAGTGATGCTATATAGTTTGCTTCATCTTTTGTTGGATTATCTTTTTTGTAATCTGTAAATAATTTGTCTTGTATGACGTTATCATAATCTATTCCATCAGCTCTTAATATAGCTGCTGTTTGAGATCCGGTAATTGTACCATCTTTAGCTATTACTGATGCTATTACACCAGAAGCTGTGGCTTGTTTTTCTGCTCTATCAAGAGCTTTGATTCTAGCTTCTTTTAATCTTTTGTCTGTTGTATCTGCACCTTTAATATCTTTTTCAATCTCACCTTTTAATATTGCAGCATCAATTTGTTTTTTAATGTCAGCAGATTTATCTAAGTTTTTAGATATAGCTTGTATAATTCTGTTTTGTAATGCTCCTGATCTAACAGCACCTTTAAGATCTGCACCTTCTTCTTGTACAATTTTACTAGCATCTATTAATGAGTCATACGCAGCGTCTTTTTTCATTTTGTCTAGACCCATTAATTCATAATATCTTTTTTTAGTTCGTTCAATTCTGTTATCGTTAAGTTCTTTTAATTTTTTAGGATCAACTTTAGGATCTTCTGATAGTTCACTAACCACTTTCATTTCACCAGCTCCTGCAGCTTGGCTACCATCAGCAGGATTAAATAAACCTGTGCCCGGTATCTTGTTACCTTGTTCATCAAATCTTTGACCTAATATATTTGGTAAAAATTTATCTGGACCAAAAGGTTTACCACCAGGCAGTATGTCAGTTAATGTGCCTGCAGTAAGAAGTGTTGCTGTAGGTGATCTTAAAGTTCCTTTAATACCTCCAGAAACAGCTTTAGATATTTTACCACCTGCACCTGTTAAAAATTTAGCTTCAGGAGAGCCTAAAATATATCTACCGGCTACATTTGGTTCAAAAATATTACGTTGAAAACCACCTTTAATTGGCTTTCCACTTGTTAATAATCTTTGACCTCCCTTACCTGTTAGACTTTGTCTTACAGGACCTGCAAACTGTCTCATTGCAAATTTACCTAATGGTCTTAACGCAAATCTACCTAATGTTGCCAACGCAGGCATTACTGCGGGCGCTAAAAAAAGAGCGTGTTTTTCTCTACCACCTGCTTTAGGATATCTTTCATCACCAACTAATCCAGTGTTGAACTGTGGACTTAAAGATCCACCATCTTTCATACCTTGCATGATACCCTCTTTGATAGGGCCACCGTATCTAAACATTGGTCTATTTAATGGTTTCATAGTTTACCTAAATTTCCCAAATAATCCGCCGATACCTAATGCTGTACTTAGAGCTGTTGAGAATGGACTAGGAGCAGCCGATGGTAATGGTGCTTGCGCTCCAAATCCAGATAGTTGACTTAAACCAGTTCCATATTGTTGAAGTCTTTGGAATGGTTCGTAAGCTCCTGTTTGTGCAGCTTGTGCATCTGCTTGTAATCGTGATTGATCTATACCCTGTCTAAACGCACCAAGTTGACCTAAGTTAGCTATGTTCGCAGCTTCGTTTTGTCTTTGGAAATTAGACAATGCAAATTGATTTTGTGCCAATCCTGCTTGTTGAGCTGCAAGATTAGATCTTAGACCTGCTAGTCCTTGTTGTTGTCCAAATGCTCCTGCTCTTCTTGCTACAGCATCTGCAAAACCCTGTTGTCTTAATTGTGCTTCAAGTCCTGCTCTACCTAATGCAGTGTCGGCCATAAATTGTCCTTCTAGTGCACCTTGTCTGCCACCACCAAATGCACCAAACTGTGCTGCCGCATCTCCAATCTGTTGTAAACCACCTGCTCGTGATCTATCAAACTGTCTTAATGATTCATCAATAACTGCTTGTTGATATGGTGACATAAAATCTTGTATTGATCCAGCCCCGGTCCCTGCTCCACTGCCCATAAACTGTCCAAGCCCAGCAAGATCTTGTCTAACTGCGCCTACATCTGTTCCAGCTTGTGTTATAGCTTGTTGAGCTGATGTTAAAAATGGTTTAAATGATTCAAGTCCTTGTGTTGCACGAGTAATTGCTTGTGTTTGTAATGGATCTTCACCAGCAACAAACTGACGACCTACAAACTTACTTGTATCTATAGGTACAGAAGTTGCAGCCGTTAACTGCTTGGCGTAATCCTTGGCGGTTTCCTGTAAATAATCTGGTAATGCCATTATGCTAATCTACCCTCCAACATTTGTGCTTGATCGAACATTGCTTGTGCAGGATTTTCTTTACCCTGAGACTCTTCAGAGATCATACCACCTGCTTCTAGATTGTCCATCATATTCTGCATAACTTCAGCTCCTTTATCTATATCGCCTCCGCCTGCATTTCTTACAGCGTCTGCTGTAAATACAAATTCATTCTTACTAAGTCTAGCAGGCACATCGTCCGCTCTTTCTTCAGCTCCTATCGGCACAAAACCACCTTCTCTGTAGTCTTTTTCCATACCACCTAGATCCATGATACCACCCTCTTCTTTTTTATTTAATGAAGATAGATAGTTAGTTATTTGTTGTGCTGTAGCACCTGTCATAGATTCTATAGTAGACATGTCCATACCTTTCTTTTTCATATCATTTATCATGGCCATTTGTTCTTTTGATAAAACAGACTCACCACTTTCATATCCTCCTCTTGGTATATCAGCTAATCCACCACCTGCAAAAGCTCCACCAAATCTTACAGCAGATTTAGGAGGCATAAAATATAATGCTGATTTTGTAGGGTCTTGATAATAATCTCTAGCTTGTTGTCTAATGTTTTCTACCATTGGCTGTACACCTGTAACATCAACACCTTCATCAATAACTTCTTCATCACCACCCATAAAAAATGGTGCAGCTATAGCTCCTGCTCCAGCTAACCCACCTAATACTCTTAATGCACTAATATCCGCGCCTGCTTTACCACCAACTCTAAAAATATCTCCTATAGTACTAAGTTTACCACCTGTTCCAAACAGACTTGATAAACCTCCACCTAGACCTTTTGCAAAACCAGCGCCTTTTAAATTTGCAAAAGGACCAAGTCCTCCAGCATACATACCTAAGCCACCTATAATAGCAGCTTTACCTATTGGTGATTTAACAACTTTCTTTATAGCTTTTTTAGCTTTTCTTACAATCTTACCTAGAAAAAATCCTTGTCTCGGCTCTTCGAGTTCCATGATTCCACCCATGTTACGCATTTGTCTTTCCATATTCATCCTTGAAATTGCCATAGTTTATCCTTTTTATCGCCTTTTTCTATTATAATCAATCATATATATCGACTAGGTTTGCTAGTCCTCCCATCATATATCCAACTCTACCGCCGTCAGCATGTGATCCTTCTGTTGCACTTGGGTCAGATTCAGAAAATCCTCCTGCAGTATTTCCGCCAAATCCTCCGCCTCCAGCCCGTCCTCCAGTATAGTCTCCTGTTCCTGCAAAATCAAATCCCATACCCTGTCTTTCAGTTTCTGCTTTGGCAGCAGCTTCTTTTGCTTCTTCCATTGCTTTTTCTTTAGCTTGATTTCTTTGATATGCTAAACTTGCTATTGCAGTAAAAGGATTTAGAAATCCTAACGTAGCAGCAAAAGCTGTACCTAACATACCTTTTGTAGTAGTGGGGTTATTATATTCATCAATAGCTTCTTGTTCTTCAGGAGTCATACCCATAGTTCCTGTCATAGATTTATCTGGAGCAAAATCTGCAGTTGTTAAACCTTGATCTACAGGTCCAGATGCATCAGCACTGCCAGGCCCTCCACTTCCGTCTCCACCTCTACCTACATTTGGATTTAATATTGGTGGGACTATTGGTAATGTAGATATACCACCAGACATGTCTAATGTTTTTGGTTGAAAGGGACTAGCTAAATACCTGTCAAAAGGTACAAAGTTAAAACCCTGGTCCCTGATTCTTTGATCTGTAGGATCTAATATCATTTAGTTTCTCCAAATAAGTCAAGGCTTGGCATTATTACCCTAACGTCTTTTCTAATATCTTCTTGAGGAATACCTTTAGCTTTCCACTCCTCATCATTCTTGTATACCTCACCTGTTTTTAAATTACTAATAGTTTCTATAATCTTCTCTGGTTTTATTACTTTCATTATGTTGTTACCTCTCTTGGCTGTATTTCTAATATAGAAGCTATGACGTGCAGCTCGTTCGCGTCAGCAGCCTGTACTTTTAATATCTCACTTTCTTCCATTACAAGAGGTTGAGATAAAAGTTCTGTAGATGCTTTAGATGCTATGGTTTTATCCTTAAATAAATTAAATATAGCGCCACTAGAATTTACTAATGTTATAGTTATTGTAGATCCTGATCCAGCATCCTCAGTTACTAATAATGATTTAACAACTGTGGTCGTTGCAGTTGGCACTGTATATAGTGTGGTAAGATCTGTTGTCGTTAAATCTACTTTTTTATTTTTAAAACTATTAGCCATTAATTTAAAAAGAAGTTTTGAGCTTCTACCTCATCTTTTAATTCTTGTTGATATGTTGTATTTAATTTTTGTATCACAGCATCCAAGTCTCTAACTTGTGAGTCTGCCACTTGTTTAGAATATTCTTCACTAGGTCTTGTTAATATTTGTACTATCTTTGCCATTATCTTCTACCATCCGGTTGTATGTCTAATCTAAATGTGCCTAGTTTCCAACTTTGAGAAGCTGCTGTGTTTGCTACTTTTAAAGCTATCTGTCTTGCTCTTGCACGTGTGTCTACTTTTTGTGTTGATGATGTAACTGTAAACGGTCCAAGTGCTGAACTAACTTTAGCATCATTTGGAAAATCTCTTAGTTGTAATGTAACTTGTGTATTACCTGTTTGTGATATAAAGTCGGGTATAAATCTCCTAATCTTCATTATAAACTCACCATCTCCTCTAGTATCTGGCATACCAGTTTGACTTCCTCGTATCACTCTTTGTGTGATATCAAAATCTCCTGATACTATGTTTGATGTTATAGCTGTTACAGTTCCTCCTGCAACTTGATCTGTGCCTTTTTCATGTTCGTAATATGTTGTGCATCCATCTGTATTTCCAACAACGTCGTAAGAATCATTACTTCCTGCATCATATTCTGTTGCGTGTGGTAAACCAAATACGGCTGAGTCTTGCCATGTTCCCCGTGCCAGTGTTCCTGTTGTCCATACAGGTCTCTTAGCTCTAGAATCTTGATAGTTATATGTTACACATCTATTAATAACAGTAGAACCTTCTGTGCAATAGAACCAAGTTATCTCCCCAAACAAATTATTTAATCCAACATTTATTAATTGTCTTGCAGTTGTATTTAAATCATCATAAACAAAATCTTCTACTAAACATAACATTGTTTCAAGACTACCGGCGTATTTAAAGAAACCATTTTCTGACATCCAATATGCTGTACCATCAACCTCTAATGCAGCGTTCTGTCCTATCAATCCACAATTAGTACCAACTTGTGCAAAACCAAAAGTAAACGGAGCACCTACAAAACGCATAGTAAATAAAGATGTGTCTGACCAAACATATATTGAATCTCTACCTCTAACAGCCCCTACAATTTTAGAACCATCAGAAAGTCTTTGTGTACCTGCTGTGTTGGTTGCTGTAGGTGTATATGTATTAATATCTTCTTGGTCTGAAAATCTAATAAACATTTCATCTTGTGTTGTTGGATCACCAATAGTTGTTTCTGTTCCAAAAAAAACTAAGTGACGATCCGGTGTAGATACTAACATATCTCTAGATGCAGTTGGTGCACCAGATATAATTGTTGCTCTATTGTTAGTTGCGTTTGTTGCATCTGAATCCCATTCAAAAACTTGTGCATTATGTATTAGTGCAATTACTTTACTTCCAAAACCATCAATGCTCCACATACCTGGATCTATTACTACGTCACCTGATGCAGCTTGTCCCCATGCAACATAGTCAGAAGAATTTGTAACTGTGTCACCACCATTGTGAGCAGCAGCTGTTGTGTTTCTTACACCTCTAGTTACTCCAGATAAAACACCAGATGTTATACCTGTGTAAGATATTTCTTCTGTCCCTATCTGAATAAAATTTGTACCCGTAGTTGGAAATTGTGATGCATCTGTTAAAGTAATTCCTGTTGTAGCTGAATCTGTAATACCACCAGATAAAGTTGTTGTTGCTTCTCCTGATACTGTACCACTCCATTGACCTAGTCCCCATCCTAATCCAGGTAATTGTTCTGCAGGTCCAACAGGATAATAGTGTCTTACTCTAATACCACCAGAAGTTGTTGCACCGGAACCACCTTCGTTTGAAGACATTGTAATTGTAAGTGTTGTTGATGATGGCACACTTGTTACCATAAATTTATTATC